GGCTTGCTGCCGTGCCGTCAGTTTCTTCATCTTCATGGATTATCTCCGCGACTTTTTACCGGCGCACTTCCAGCGCTTGCGTGACAGGCGCAACGGGCTGTTTGGATTGCGTGCAGCCTTGGGATGCTTCTTCATCTGACCGGCTGATCGGGCGCAGTAGCTGTCGCCCTTTGATGTGCCAGGGCGCACCCGTGGGCCGCCACCCTTTGCCTTGCCAGCTTGGCCATAGCTGACCCGCTTGCCGGTGGCAGTGACCTTGACCTTGGCCTTGCCCTTGGCTGGCGCTTTCCTAGCCATGCGCCAATGCCCTCATGCGCTTGACCAACCTTTTGGCCCGATTTGGCACCTGATCATGCCAACGCGAATCGACCATCTCGTCAGCCGCTGCGTCAAACCGGCGTGCATCAACCTCGCGCTTCATGCCAACGAATTTTGAAAGGCGTGGCCGACCCATGTTGAACATCATATTTGCGATGATCAATTGGCAGTCGTCTGGCAGTTCATCAAAGTTGTCATACAATACGCGGCAGTCTTCGATGGTGACAGCAAGGTCGAGCGCAAAAACCTGACGCACTCGCTCATCTTCAACAGGTGTGCCAACCGGCTGGCCATGTTCTGGATCGTCTTCTTTGACTAAATGGCCAATGCCGAATGTAGGCAAACCAAGGTGGTCAAGATAGATTTCAAACTTGCACCCTTCATCTTCTGCAAGTTCTTCGCGCAGTTTATCTTTGTTCATTTCGCGATGCCCTTGGCCTTTTCAAACGTGCGTAGTCCACCAAGGCCCAGCATGCCCATCAGCACGGTCAGCAATGACGACATATCAAAGGTGGGCAGATCCGGGATCGTGACGCCGATGTAGGCGCAAACAAACATGGTCAGCGGTGCCAGCACGAAATGCCAAGCCAAGGCAATGCCGCACGTCCAACCCACGAAAGGACGCCACCCGGCCACAAAGATGCTGCGGTGCTGTGCTTCAGCCTTGTTGATTTCAAGCTGGCCCTTGGCCAACTCTTGAGCGTGGTTCTGTGCCATCGTGGCGACTTCATGCGCCAGCTTCGCTTTCTGGTCTTTGTCCTCAATGAACTTATCCAGCAAGCCGGTGACAGGCCCTATCAATGCCTGGATCATTTCTTATCCCCCATTTGCGTAAAGCCCATGTAAGCGCCCACCACCCCGCTGAGTGAGAGGTAAAGCAACGGGCTAATTTCTTTGAGTAGGGCTATTCGGGCGTCTGGTATGAACGGCATAAACAGCAGGACTGTATAAACGCCCATGCCTATGAGCGCGTAGCGTGCTAGGCGTAGCTGCGCCAGGTGCTTGCGGCTCTTGTCTTCTGTCTCACGGATTTCACGGGCGCGTTCAATCTCTGCGTCAGTGACCACGCCATCATTGTCCAGATCATAGCGCTCAAAGTCGCTAGACCTCTCCAGCTTTTTCTGGGCCACGGTTTTACTGGCCAGATATGTTGGCCTGCATGTTAGCCACAAAAGCGTTCACAGCTTCAGCAAGTTCAGGGTCTTTGCCAGGCAAAACTGAAAGGCGACCAAGCTGCACTGCCAACGGGTTCACGCCACGATTTGTTGCTTGTGCCGTGGTCTTCAGCCAGCGAATAAACTTGGGTGATGTCATTAGTTTTGCCGCGTACCGTGGAGCAAGCAACGCGCCACCGCCATAAGCCGCCATAGAGCCTGCGCCAGTAAAGTCACCAGCAAAAGCCAGACCACCAGCCGCACCAAGCGAAACAATAGTCGCGCCAATTTGTGAATAGCCAGCCAAAGTCACACCGGAACGTGAACGGTTGATCTCGCCGATGTTTTCTATCGCCACGTCAGCTAGGCGTGCCAGCGAATCTAGCTCCTTGCGGACTTCTTTAAACCTCGGCGCTCCAAACAAAATATTCTTGCTGCGTTTGTCCATGTTGCGCCAGTTTCTTAAAAAAACATTTGCAGACCATTCGCCACCACCTTCGGTTGCAGACCCGCTGATGCCAAGGCGTCCCATAACGCTAGCGCTTACTGCGTCACGCTCCTCTCTATTTAGAACCTTGAAAACGTCTCTAATTCGCTGACCACCTCGCTTGCCTTCTTGCATCGCAAAACTAAAGACCTGGCTATCGAGTCCTTGGCGTGTAATTTTCTCTATCGTTTTGAGTTGGTCATTTGCGGTCTGCCGCGTGTAATCGTTTGCACGGCGCAACAAACGCGCTGCCTCTGGGTTGGCGGCAGTAACCGCGCTGTCGATTTCTTCTGTCAGTGCCTTGTAAATGCTAGGCAGCTTTTCATCACCAGCCTTTGCCACTCTCACAGTTTTGCCTGGAAGCGTTGAACCAATAGTTTTGCCAATATTTGTGCGTATATTCCTGGCAGTTCTTAAATCAAATTCACCACCAACAGCGTCTGCGTTTTTTAATATTGCATCTAGTTTTTTTAATACCGGCGTATATTCCTGTTTTAATGCGTCGGGTGCGGCTGCTAATTCTGTTTTTAATTCTGCTTGCAATTTACGCAATGAACCCATTGGTATGCTGATCTCACCAGCGGCGTCATAAGCAGCGTCATAAAGACTTTCTTTTTTGGCCGTGATGCGGTCAAAAGCAGATTGCGCTCCCGAGCGAATAGTGCTGCCAATTACCTCTGGACTGCCTTGTGGGTCACCAAATTTTCTAGCAATGCGTTTGGAAGCGTCTCCAAGCTCGTCAATCACACGCGCTCGATTTGTCCTTATAATATCTGAGGCAGTGAAAAACGACGCCAGCCCTTCTTCAAGCTGACCCACAGACGGCCTGCCGGTGAGAGTTGCAGCAGTTGGCTGCACACCCAATCGAGCAAAGTCTTCAGCACGCTGTCCCGGGCTGATTCCTGTCAGGGCTTGCGTGCCTTTTTGTATGGCAGTCTTCACCCCTCTCACCGCAGCATCAGCCGCCCTGCCACCGGCCATCTCAAGGCCAATGTTGGTCGCAGCCCGACCTGTTTCTTGCAGTGGCGTGCCGCGTGGTATAGCACCACCAGATATCACATCCATTGTGCGGTCATACATTTGACCACCGAACTCTGCGCCAATCGCAGCGCCTGCTGGCACGGTATACACTTCTTCCGGCACCAAAGCCTGTGGCCCCATTTGACCAGCAGCAAGTGGTATTGCGCCGCCAATCAATCCACCAGCGGTTTCTGCAATGGTGCGACCACCTTCAACGATATCTCCGACATCAACACGCGGCGGAAAAACAGATTGCAGGAACCCTGGTGGATCAAGCACTTGAAGCGCCCCGTCATCTTGCACAAAATAAATTGCGTCCGCGTCTATTCTCTTTTTCAAGGCACTATTGTCGGCATTTTTGGCAAGTATGTCTGACCCTCTACGCACGGTTTCATAATACTGCCCCAATACCTCCACCTTTTGGCCATCAGGGACAGACGCCAAGACTTGTCTAATGGCTAGTGGCGCACCTGTCAGATTTTCAGCTAATTTGGCCATGTCTCACCTAAAGTTTAATGTCGCCAACGGTTTCAGTGTCATCAGTCCCGTTTGGAGGTTCTGGCAATTCCAACATTTTCAAATTCGGTATTTTTCTGCCTGCTGCAAACGCACCTATTTTTGCGTTTATCTCAGTGACCAAGCGACCAATTTTTGCCCTCGCCGCATCTGGTCTTGTAGTCAATCCTGGCGTGACCCCTTCGAGGTACTGTGTCACTTCAAAAGGATTTGCTGTCGCGCCGGTACGATCACGCAGTCGTAAATCAACCAAATTATTTAGTGCATCAAATAATTTTTGCGCTTCAGCACCTTGCACTGCGCGCCCCACGCTGGAGCCGGAAGCGACTGCAAGTCCTTGGTTGTATTCGCCGGCATACAGATCACCGTTAAACATTAGGTCTATAACGGTTTGCAGATCAGCAGACGCTGACGCTGCATCTGCCACGAAACTCGCTTCCGCCGTGGTCAACTGGTCTGGTTTTTCACCAACAATAATACCACCTGGGATTCCAGAAACGTCACCGCCGCCGGCCGCCCCAGCGGCTGGATCGCCCTGTGTGATTGGCTGTCCACTGCTTGTTGTGCCTCCAAGAATTTCATTCACGTTTATTCCGGGCTGCATAACGGTCATTGTGCCGCCAGTCCCATCTGGAATTGTAATCGGGCGTGGCTTGGCCATGTCAGCAGTAAGCAAATTGAAGCGTGCTTGTTGTGTTGGCGTGCGTTCCGGTAATTGGCTCAGTCGAACCACCTCGTCCATCGCATCATAACGATTGCTGATGTTACCCGTGACTTGTGCGCCGCTTGGTGGGAAAATTGCGCCCAGCGTGTCAATTTGATAAACACCCAAACTTGGATCACGCCCCGTGGCGGCCACCTCTTGTGACGTCATATCTCGCCTTGTGTTTGTTGGTTTGGCCCTCGCTCTAGCTACGGCAAGTTGACCTTCCAAACCAACGCCTGCTGTCAGTGCAGCAAGCGGATTCACTTCTGACAAAGCGCTCAAACCCGGCACGTTGCCCAAATCCAAACCACTTAAAGCATTACCTAAACGGCGCTCATAATCTGTTTCACGCTCAACTTGTGCATCACCAGCCTTGCGCTGTAGGTATGCGCCCACCAGTGCGCTAGACAGCCTGCCAAGCCCTTGTAGTGGCGTCCTGACCGGCGCAGAACTTGCGCCCTGCCCCATCAGCGCTTGGCCAAGGATGCGGCGCGGATCGGACTGATACGCCTGATTAAGCTGCTGAAACTGCATTGACGGGCGTTGGCCTGGTTGCATCAGACCGTGAAATGGTGTGTGTGCCATCGTTTACCTCAACAAGTAAGCTGCGCCAAGATTGCCAGCCAATCCGAACAAGCCGCCAAGGTCTGCTGACCTCGATGCCATCGCCTGATTATATGCGTTTTGTTGCGCCGCCATCTGTGCGCCAAACGCGCCCTGCGTATCAATGCCGCCAGGTGCAAAGAAGCTGCCTTGTTGGATTTGTGGGCCACCCAGCAGTGCTGCCAGTTCGTTGAAGTTCTGACCGCGCAGCGCATTGCGCTCTGCAATCTGGCGGCTGCGTGCTTGATTAGCGATCTGGTTTGACAGCAGTTGATTGGCCACAGTGTCTTGGCGTGCCGCGTTGGCAAGCTGCGTGTTAGCAGCCGCTTGACTAAAGCCTTGGCCCTGGGCCGCCAGT